GCAGCGGCCCGAGTCGAATCGAGATGGCCCTTACCGAGCGAGTCTAATGTCGATGTGTTCATCACTCGTCAGAAGGATCGGCCGGGCACGGACATCGCGCGCAGCACCGACCCCGAGACGAGCAAGGCCGCGGCCGAGGCCATCACCACGTCGGGAGTGCGCCGTACCCAGAAGCAGCGCATCTACGACGCAGCCATTGCCCACCCCGGCGTCAGCCGCCGCGATCTCGCCGGCTACACGAAGATGACGGAGTACCAGGTCAGCAAGCGTCTGAGCGATCTGGTGAACGAACACCTGCTCGCTTACGGCGCCGCGCGAGATGGTCAACAGACGGTGTATCCGACTTCGGCACAGCAGCGGGCGGCTCGTTCCAACCGTGGTCACGCTGGGCGGGGCGATGACGGCGCGCGCGAACTGGGAAGAGCGACGCAAGCGGCAGACGGTCCCGGTAGGCCGGCGAAGGTCTGGAGGCTGGTATGAGCTACCAACTGATCCAGGCATCAGCGTCAGCGATTCCTCTAGCCGACGAGAGCGTACAGACGTGCGTCACCAGCCCGCCCTACTGGGGACTGAGGGAGTACGCCGGCGAGTCCGGGGTGAGGTGGCGTGATGGCACGGTTCACCCGCTGGGCCTCGAACCCACGCCCGAGCTGTTCGTGGAGCACATGGTGGAGGTGTTCCGCGAGGTGAAGCGCGTGCTGCGGCCAGACGGGACGCTCTGGCTCAACCTCGGGGATTCGTACGCGAGCACGTTAGTCGGTTACGGCAACAGCGGAGGAAGCTACGAAGCCGAACGTGACTGGGGTGACGTAACCCGTCCCCGGCGCGATATCCCCACCGGCCTTAAGCCCAAGGATCTCGTCGGCATCCCGTGGCGGGTAGCGTTCGCGTTGCAGGCTGACGGCTGGTATCTGCGCTCAGACATCATCTGGGCGAAGCCGAACCCGATGCCGGAGTCAGTGACCGACCGCCCGACGAAGGCGCACGAGTACATCTTCCTGCTGTCCAAGAGCCCCCGGTACTACTTCGACGCTGACGCAGTGCGGGAGGCGAGCAAGAGGCCCGGAGAGTATCCGGGCGGTGATTATGCAGGCCGTGACATTGATGACGAGAACGTCAACCGCGGGTGGCTCAACAAGACCGGGGTGCCAGTCGCGCGCAACATCCGCACGGTATGGGACATCGCAACGCAGCCGTACTCGGGCGCGCACTTCGCGACGTTCCCTGAGGCCATCCCCGAGCGGTGCATCAAGGCAGGCTCAGCGTCTACGGCGTGCGGGGAGTGTGGCGCACCGTGGGAGCGGGTGACGGAGCGAGGTGAGACGCGGAACCGCACCACACAGAACGGCGATGGGAACGGTGAGTTGGGCAGTTACGGGAGGTTCGGCGACGCTCAATCCTCGACTACCGGCTGGCAGCCCACATGCGAGCACGACGACGGCACCGGCACCAGCCTCGTGCTCGATCCATTCAACGGCTCAGGCACGACCGGGAGAGTGGCGCAACGCCTCAGTCGGGATTACGTGGGGCTGGACACATCGAGGGAGTACCTGGAGATGGCCGTGGAGCGAGTCGATCCAATCCAAGCAGCTCACCGAGACGCGCGAGCGGGCACGAGCGACCAGCAAGTGATGAGCCTTTGAAGAACGACGAGACCAGGGAGGAATACGAGATGACTGATAACGGATACGCGAAGGCGCAGGCGGACTACGACGCGCAGATGCCACCAGAGTTCGATCTGGCACCGATCCCGACGCGCGTGCTGCGGGCGGTGGTGTATCTGACGTATGACGGCAGCGACGCCGAAGACGAGGACGATGAGGGAGTCGAGGGCGAGGCGTCGCCATGGATGATGGAGCAAGACATCCAGCGCGTGCTGAGCCCGAAGGACTGGCTCGGCGGGCTGAAGTTCAACCGGATGCATTATTCAGCGGACAATATCGAAGTGGTGGATGCCGAATGGATGAGCCCCGAGGCGGCAGTCAACTACGGGGTGCCTGTTGATGTGCTGGCCGCTGTAGACCGGGCGCTGGCATGAAGGACGCCGGCGGGAGCGTACCGTGCCCAAGCTTGCGGCATCGGGCGCTATCCAAACCCATCGGGAAAGTGCCAAGATTGCGCGGTACAGGCCGCACGTTGGAGGTTCATGGTTGACACTAAAAAAAGAGGGATGGCGTAATCGCATCACCGGGCACGGCGAGGTATCCCCCGAGTCACTGCTAGCCAATCCGCTCAACTGGCGCACCCACCCCAAGCAGCAACGCGACGCACTCGAGGCCGCAATCGATCGCGTCGGCTTCGTGCAGGGCGTGATTGTCAACACCACCACCGGGCACGTCGTCGATGGGCATCTACGGGTTGACCTCGCCATGCAGCGCGACGAACCGCTGATCGCGGTGGACTACGTCGCACTCAGCCCCGAGGACGAGGCGATCGTCCTGGCAACGCTCGATCCACTGTCCGCGCTCGCCGGCAGGGATCAGGCGGTACTCGATGACCTGCTGGCGATGACTGGCGACATCGAGGACGGCCCACTGGCGCAATTGCTCGGGTTCGCTGCCGAGGTGGGATTCCCTGAGATGCCGACAGGTGAGCGTGGGATTAGACAGATGACGTTCACCGTGACCGAGGACCAGCAGGCGATCATCGAAGGCGCGCTATCGGTGGCGAAGTCTGCCGGCGCACACGATCCGAGCGAGACGGGCAACGAGAACAGCAACGGGAACGCGCTGGCGTTCGTATGTGCCGGGTACGAGGCCGCGTGATGGCATCGGCTAAGGACCTCCACGTCGCGCCCATATCGTCCGCTGACGCCCGTAGGTTCGTCCGTGAGCATCACTACTCGGGCAAGGTGACGCAGAACAGCCAGCTACACCTCGGCGCGTTCCTCGACGGGCGGCTGGTGGGCGTGGCGCAGTTCGGGCCACCCTTGGATAAGGGGAAGGTGCTTGGGTTGGTGCGTGATACCCCGTGGAACGGGATGCTGGAATTGAACCGGCTGGTGATGATTGACGACACTCCACGGAACAGCGAGTCGAGGTTCTTGGCGGTGATGGCGCGACTGTTGCGGCAGCATGTGCCCGGTGTGCAGTGGGTGCTGTCATTCGCTGACGGGACGCAGTGCGGCGACGGCACTATCTATCGCGCGGCGGGGTTCGTGCTCACGGCAATCAAGGCGTCGCAGAACTTAGCGCGTCGCTCTGACGGTGTCGTGATCCACAAGATGACACTGGAAAGTAACCCGACTAGCGCGCGGGCGGAGTTGGGCGGGCGGAGCTATTACGATGTCACCGGCGGGCGCTACAATTTCGCCGCTTATGTTTCTGCCGTTGGTGGTTCGATCGTGCCGGGGTTCCAACTGCGATACATCTACTTCATCGACCCCACGGCACGCGCTCGGCTGACCGTGCCCGAGGTGCCGTTCAGCGACATCGAGCGACTAGGTGCCGGGATGTATCTCGGCCAACCACGCGCCGGAAGCATCGCAGTCGATGCGTCACCCGACCAGGGTGAAGAGGGCGGTGCAAGTCCGACCCCGGCGCTCCATACCGAAGCGAGGAAAGCATGACAGCCAAGAAAGCAGCACCGAAGAAGCGCAAGCAGCGCCCCGGCGTCAACGCATGGCGGCCCGCGTTCCTCACCGCGCTGGAGCGGACTGGCAACGTCGCCGCATCCTGCCACGCCTCGGGCACCTCGAGGCAGAACGCGTACAAGGCCAAGCGTACCGATCGCGCGTTCGCCCTCGCATGGGAGGATGCGCTAGAGATCGCCGTGGAGCTGCTGGAGGCCGAGGCACGCCGGCGGGCGATGTCAGTCAGTGACACGCTGCTGATCTTCCTGCTCAAGGCGCACAAGCCGGGCATGTACCGCGAGAAGATGGACCTGCGCTTCTACTCAGCCGAGGCCGCGAAGATTGCAGACGAGTACGATCTCGATCCTGCTGACGTGCTCGAGGAAGCCCAGAGGATGCTCAAGGACGCATGACGTTAGCGCGCCCTGAGATCGTCACGATGAAGCTCGCGGCGAAGCGGCTGGCAGAACGTCGCGCAGCTCGAGCCACCCCGGACGGCGGACCCACTACAGACGAACAGCTCCACGCCTGGCTGCTCAAGTCCACCGGCTACTACGTCCCACGCGCAGCCGTCGTCGAGGGCCACCGCTCCCCGTTCGAGCTGATCGCGGATCTGTACTTCAACCGCATCACCGACGCCGTCGCCCTCGCCGGCAGGGAGACGGGCAAGACCACCGACACGGCACTGCTGCACCTCGCGAACGGACGCTGGAAGCCCAACCACGAGACGACGCACTTCGGTAGCACGGGCACGCAGGCCGGACGCTGTGACACCGAGTACGGCAAGGCGCTCCGCTCCCCGAGCTACGACGCAGCCCCACCGAGGCGCCGCGGGAAGCAGGGCGGAGGCAACGAGTACATCTCCGATGATGGGCACGTCGTCTGCGAGATCCTGCCCGGCACCGACACCCAGACGCAGGGCGGCCACCCGCACCTCGTCTCATTCGATGAGGCGGAGCAGTCCAAGTATCAGCCGTTCGAGAACGCCAAAGGCATGCCGTCCGAGTACCGCCACGGCGACGAGCGCGACGTGGGCCAGTTCCTCACGCTGTCCACGCGCCAGTACCGATCAGGGCGGATGCAAGCGATCCTCGACACCGCCCAAGCAGATGGGATACCGATCTATGAGTGGAACGTATTCGAGTCGATG